CAAAAAGGTGTTAGGGCGCAAGATAACTTAGTTGGTAACGATAGTTTCTTTAACTGGGTAACCCAACTACAAGATAAACGAGTCCCTTGGGGGCGTGAGGTAAAGGACAGTGACAATTAGACCCGACCTAAATGCACTCAATGAGTACATAAGAAAAGTACGTAACATACCTTTTCAGTGGCATGTAAATGACTGCTTTATGTTTACCAACAATGCTTACAAAGCTATGTATGGCGAAGGTTGGGCAGAAGACTGGGAAGGTAAGTATACTAAAAATGGCTTATACCTAAAGCGTGATGAATTACGTAAGACATTTAATGCACAGACTTTAGAAGAAGCCATAGATACTAAGCTAGAACGTATTGACTATACCCCACCCAAGGGTGCTTTAGTGACGACAGACAAGGTAAGACTTTGGGTCATTGGTCAAGCACTTGGAATTTCAGTAGGATCAAATTCTCTATTCGTAAGTGATAAAGGTATAATATCTGTACCTACAGAGAATGTAACAAACGCTTGGATTAAGACATGAGTAAGTACACACTAGGTGATTTGACAGTACACCACTGGAACGACTGGGATCGTGTAGCACGTGACCCAGTGACTGTTGGTCTTATGATAACCCAAGGTGTTGGATATAGTACTGCTGCTGCACTTGCTGCTGTTGGTACTTGGGGTTTTGGTACATTTGCTATTGGTCTTATTGCTGTTACAGCAGTTACATCTTGGGCTATCAGTGCGCTTACACCAAAACCAGACTTTAGTTCCCTTCGTGGTCTGTTAGCTAACACACGTGATGCTACATCGCCACAAGAAGTAGTTTATGGTGAAGTACGTAAAGGTGGTGCAGTTACCTTTATGGAAAGCACTGGTGATAAGAATAAGTTTCTACATCAGATCATCTGTCTTGCTGGGCATGAAGTAAATCAAATTGGTGACATCTACATTAACGATGAAATTGCTAACCCTGACCCAACTACACATTTAGTCGGGGGTGACTGGAACGATAAGATATACATCAGAAAGTTCTTAGGTACATCTACACAAAACGTATATGGCACTCTTAGTGGTATCACAGACGGCCCTGAGTGGAACGATGGCAGCAATGGTACAGCACTTGATGCTGGTGACTTTAGGGGTCAAGGTATTGCTTGTCTGTATGTCCGTATGGAATATGACCAAGACGTATTTGCAGAAGGTATACCTACATTCACTGCGAAGGTACAAGGTAAGAAAGTCCTAGACCCTCGTACATCTACTACAGCATACTCTAATAACCCTGCACTTTGTATTCGTGATTACCTGACCTCTAACTACGGTTTGAGTGATACAGGTGACATAAACGACACGATGTTTAATGCAGCAGCAAATGCTTGTGATGAATCTGTTACACTTGCTAATAGTGGAACCCAAACAAGATACGAGATGAATGGTGCGTTTGTACTAAGTAAAACACCATCAGCTATTCTTGCAGATATGATGACCTCTTGTGCTGGTACACTATTCTGGGGTCAAGGTGAATGGCAACTTAAAGTCGGTGAATACACAACACCAGTCAAAACATTTACCCTAGATGATTTCCGTAGTGGTATCAACTTAACCACTAAGCACAGTCGTCGTGATAACTTTAATATTGTACGTGGTACATTCATTGATGCAGATCAAGATTGGGTACGTGCAGACTACCCAGAAATAAGATCGACATCTTTTATATCAGATGATAACGGCCTAGAAAACGCCATTGATCTAACTTTACCATTCACGACAAACAGTGTAATGGCTCAACGTCTAGCTAAGATGACTTTGTTCCGTTCTAGGGAGCAGATGACAATATCAGCAGACTTTGGTATGGAAGCCTTTGAGGTTCAAGTTGGTGATATTGTCGAGATCACAAATGAAAGATACGGCTGGACACAAAAAGACTTTGAGGTTGTAGGTTGGAAGTTTAGTAATAGTAGTGACAGTGGGGAAATGTTGATTAACATGACCCTACGTGAAACATCATCTGCTGCTTTTGATTGGAATGCCGAAGAGAGTGACATCACAGGTAACGACAGTGATCTAGGTGATCCTGTAGGAAACTTAACTGTTAGCGGTGTCACAGTTACAGATAAAGGTACTATACAAAATGACGGTACTTTTGTCGGTCAGGCTCAAGTGTCGTGGACACAAGCGACTAACAAGTTCATTAGTCACTATGAAGTTGAGTGGAAAGATGTAGACGAAAGTTCTTATCTAAGAACTCAAATTGAAGCTAGTGAAAGTTCTGTTGTAATAGGTCCACTAGAAACTGGCACACAGTATAATGTACGTGTACGTGCTGCTACTGTATCTGGCGTTAGGGGTACTTGGGTTGCAGCTACACCATATACTCATGGTGGGGATAGCACTGCACCTTCACCAGTTACTGGCTTGTCTGCTACTGGTGGACCAAAGAACGTAACCTTAGATTGGACTGCACCTACAACAGATAGTGATGCTACAACACTGTATGACCTTAAAGGTTATAACATCTATCGTAATACTACTAATAGTCAACCAGCAAGCCCTATAGCTTTCTCTGGTTCTGACAAGTATGTTGATGGTGGCCTAGGTGTAAGCACTACATACTACTACTGGGTGACTGCTGTAGACTTTACTGGTAATGAAAGCACGGCGGTTGCATCAGGATCGGTAACAACAGATGCTGCTGTTCAGGTTGATCAAGAAGACACCAGAATTTACACTGGTAAGGTCTATTATCAAACTCTACAAGCATCATCACCAAGTACACCTAGTGCAAGCAGCTTTAACGAAACGACACTTACTTTTTCAGGTTTGACCTCTGGTTGGGATGAAACTCAACCCCGTGTAGATGCTACAAGCACGACAGTAAAAGAGTGGTCGTCAAAGTATAAAGTTGAGTATGATGCTGACGACAACGAAACTATTACTTTTGCAACACCTGATGGTGCATTTCAGTTTACTGATAACATCGAAAGCGACAACTTTGTTGCGGGTACTTCTGGTTTCCGATTTGAACGTGACACAGGCGATATTGAAGTAAACAACGGTCTTTTCCGTGGTGATATTACTGTCCAAGGTGAAATTATCAACACAACAGATGCACACCTACGTGCAGAAGTCGGTGGCCCTTTTCATGCAATCACAAGTTCCGCAACTATCAACAGCCTATTGGATGGTGCAGGTGCTTATGTCTTCGTTATGGTCGGTGGTGGTGGCGGGGCAACTGCCTCTGATACCGATGAATATGAAACAGGTTGCGGTGGAGCAGGTGCAGGTTGTGCTATTTTCAGCTTTGAGTGGAACGGCTCTACTTCTCTAGTATTTTCCCGTGGTAACGGCGGGGCTGGTGGTTTTAACGCTGGTGATGGTACTTCTTCTACGTTTACTTACGGTGGATCAACTCTTGCTATTGCAAGGGGTGGTGATGGTGCTATTCATTATCAGACGCAATCAGGTACTGCAAACGGAGGTACAGCCACTGTTTACACTAATGTAGTAACCCTTTTAGGATACTACACTCGCACGGGTGGAAGCACCTCTGTAACAGGCGGTCAACATTCTTCTGGTGGTGGTGTGGACTTCTTCGGAACTGGTGATGCTGACGGAACAGGTTCTTCGTATGGTGGTGAAAGCGGTGGTAATCCTTGGGGTATCACCCGTAGTAGTCCAGTTTTCTCAAACGATGAAGTCAGAACAATCATGGGACTTCCCGCTGGTATATCTTATCAATATACCGACAGCACAAATTCAGATTCTTGGGGCATACAAGGTGGTCATGCTGGGGCAAGCGTAGGTGACGGTTACACTAGTTATGCGGGTAATGGTGGCGCTTTTTGCGGTGGTGGTTCTATTAGGTCGCAAGGTGGTGGTGCAGGTGGTGATGGTGGCTACGGCGGCGGCGGCGGTGGATCACGATCCGACCAAGGACGATCAGGTGGAAATGGTGGTAACGGTGTACTTTATTGGAGTAAACTATAATGGCTACAGAAAAGAGATGGGTTATAAAAGATGCTGATGGAAATGTCCTTAATGAGTTTGAGGGTGTTGCAAATCAGGACTTTGTAGGTCAGGACTTTGATGGTGTTATAGTTGCATCAGTTGAGCAAACAGAAGATGTTACTGTCGCTGATACTAATGTACCTTCTTACGAAGAACTACTACGCATCGAAAGAAACAGAATACTAAAGGAAACTGACTGGACACAGATGCCAGACAGTCCTTTATCTGACACTAAGAAACAAGAGTGGGCCACGTATCGCCAAGCCTTACGTGACCTACCTGCCAATACAACAGACCCTGCCAATCCAACTTGGCCTACACAACCATCATAAACGAGGATATTATGGGATACCAACTAGGAACACGAAGTAAACAAAAACTGTCGGGTGTTCACCCCGATATGGTAGCAGTAGTATCACGGGCGATTGAGTTGTCTGAACAAGACTTCTCTGTGCTTGAAGGTATACGACACATCAATCGTCAACGAGAACTAGTGAAGACAGGTAAGTCAACCACTATGAACTCACGGCATCTGACAGGACATGCAGTGGACTTAGTGCCTTATCCTGTGTCGTGGGAATGGGAATACTTTTACCCTATCGTGGACGCAATGAAAGCAGCAGCAGAAGAGTTAGGCATAGAGATTACGTGTGGTGCAGACTGGAAGAATTTCCCTGATGGCCCACACTTTGAATTGTCTTGGAACTCGTATCCAGTAGAATAGGTCAGTTATGATTGAAATGGTTGACCTTATCATGCAGTGGCTTGTTGCACCTGTTATAATCGTCGTATGGCATTTGTTTACCCGATGTACTAAACACGATACAGAAATAGCCGTACTTAAATCACAACTAGAGTCATCTAAAGTTTCCTACGACAGGGAAATGAAAGAGATGAAAGAAACCATTAAAGCAATATTCGTAAAACTCGACAGTATAGAACAATCACTGCGAGATAGGTAAATGGACCCAGTTACGATCATTTCTGGCGCAACAGTCGCCTTTAACGCCTTAAAGAAAGGCTTTGCAGTCGGAAAAGATTTGCAGGACATGTCTAGCCAATTAACCAAATGGGCAGGACATATGTCTGATTTAGGTCAGGCTGAAAAACAAGTAAAGAACCCCCCTTGGTGGAAGACCCTTGGTGGTTCAGTAGAGGCCGAAAGTTTGGAAGTTTTTGCTGCGAAGCGTAAGGCAGAGCAAATGAGAAAAGAGTTGAAGGATTATATATCTTTCACGATGGGGCCATCAGCATGGGACGAACTAGTGGCTATTGAGGCAAAGATACGTAAGCAAAAGAAAGAACAAGAATACCGTAAGGCTGAGTTACAAGAAGCTATTATTACTTGGACTATTACAGGTGTTCTTTTATTGACCTTCTTTGTTGGTCTTGGACTTATAATGTATGTGGTAAGATAATGTGGTTTTTAATCTGGTTTCAACTTATGAATGGTGAACTTGACTACTATCAGGTAGGCAACACTTATTCATCACTAGAAGAATGCAATAAAGAAAAAGAAATAGCCAGTGTTCTAGTGACCAGTAGAAATTCGGGGTTATTCTGTCTTGAGGCTTATAGAGAATAAATTAGGTAAGTGGGTAGTTTTTGACAAAGACGGTAAAGTCGTCTTGATAACCAGAAATAAAAGAATAGCGGAGACTTTGATACATGGAAAAAGCAAAAGGACTACTAAAAGTAGCAAAAGAAAATAAGAAGTGGGTTATCTTAGGTGCATTTGGTATACTTGTAGCAGGTGGACTTATCGGACTATGGTAGTAGACTTTGACGTAGATGGTGATGGTAAGATCACGCTAGAAGAAGTAGCTATGAAAGAGCGTATGCTTGAAGTAGAGTTACGTGAAGAAAAAGCTGAGTCACAGAAGTTTATGGCTTGGGTAGCTATGGGTATGATGATTATCTTTACCATATTTCTATTCACACCTATGATGTCAGACTCACGTGTTAATGCTTTAGCTGATCTACTAGGTCTATTCTACATTGCACAGACTGGTGTCGTTGCAGCTTACATGGGTGCTACAGCTTATATGGCTGGTAAGCCTATGGGTAATAAGGTGGCTATGAGCAAATGAGATGGATAATCCTAACACTATTCTTATCTAGTTGTGGACTAACTAGCCTAATTCCCACTGGTGGGACTAATGTTGCAGCTAACACACAAATAGGTAAAGAGAACAACCAAGGTGTTAATACATCTATTGATCGTAGTGTTAGGCCCGTCCTAAGACCAGAAGGTCCCGTAGAGACTGTACAACAGGACAACAGTACGACAAACATATCAGAGGTAGACCCCCTGCTACTTTTACTCTTAGTGCTTGGCTGGCTTGCTCCTAGCCCCTCAGAGATAGGTAGGGGAATACTTAAACTATTCCGTCGAAGAAGAATAGAATACTAACCCCCAGATACTAAAGAACCCCCTAGGTTAATTCCTAGGGGGCTTTTTTGTGTCTACTCTTCTGATAGACCTAGTTTGTTCATGCACATAGCTGTACCTTCATACAGCATTTCTATGTCGGCCTCTGCTTTTGTAATCTTACGTAGGCAATATGCATTTGCCAGTAGACTGATCAGCAGGATACCTTCTATTACGGTCATTTACGCTCCTGTTGTTGTATTAGTGCTTCTAGGTACCATCGGGCTTTCTTTAAGTCCTCGACACCATTCTTGTATCGCCATCGGTGTAGATACTTAGCTACATTCCCACGGTAGTATCCTATTAGTTCCTCGTCTGTCAGGAAGTCTTTGATGTACTCAATGCACTCAATAGAACCTGTACCATAGTGTGCAGGGTTGTTTACATTGTCACGCTCTTTGGATCGTTGTCGTTCCTCTTTTGTCATTGGGGTTATCATCGGGGCTTCACTCCAATCTTGTTCCATAAGGGATGTCCAATATCTGTTTTGAGTTGTCACAGTTTCTCCTTCATAAACACCTTAACCCATTGGGCGCAGATGTCTGACCTGATGATATCGTCTACACCAAACTCAATGATTGGCACAGGCAACATATACTTCTTTGCTAGATGGATCACCTTCGACAAACCGTCTGTCTCTTTCAAGTCAGATTGTTGCGAATCACCATTAAGCACAATAGTAGTACCTTCTCCAACCCTAGTCAACAACATTTTTAGTTCGTGTGTTGTTATGTTCTGTGACTCGTCTACAATTATGAAGGCATTATCGAAGCTACGCCCACGCATAAGTGCAAGAGGTGCCATCTCAATGTTGCCATTCTTGATGCCAGTTTCGACTGTACCCTTTCCAAGATGCTTCTCCAATACGTCTAATACAGGTAATGCCCAAGGTTTAGTCTTTTCCTCTAGGTCACCCTTGAGAAACCCTAATTCCTTACCTACGGCAACGTGAGGTCTTGTGATGACGATCTTATCAATTTCTTTCGTCGTGTAGAGGTCGGCAGCATAAGTTGCAGTAACATACGTTTTCCCAGTCCCCGCAGGACCAAGGATAAAGACTTGTTGATATTCCCGAAGAGCATCTAATAGTTCCTTTTGTTTATCAGTCCTAGGTAACAACCCAGAAGTCTTTTTCTGGGCTGCACCTTTGTAGTTAGTTTTTCGTCGGGTCTTTCTAGGTTTGACAGGAAACTCTGTCACGTTGTCATCATCCATTCAGTTCTACCAGTTCTGCTGATGTATAGGGTATATGAAAGAATTGTTCCCCTTTACGTATGTACCTACCTTTGGCTGTACCTAGGCTTTCCTTAGTCAGTAATGTATCCTTGATACGCCATGCCTGTCGTAGGTCTTTACGGAAGACGTAAAAGTTAAGAACACCATTCTCTGACCCATGTTTGTCTAGGAGCCTCTGTTTGCGTTCAGGAATGCGTATTTCTGACCAGTGGGTAGGCCAGTCCCCATCCCAAGCTACCTTAACCTCTGCCTCGTTGAAATAAGTGTAGCCACCCTTCTGTGACACGACATCAACGTAGTAGTTCTCTTCTGTGTTTACAATAGTGTGTCCCTTCTTCTTTAGTAGGGATACTAGTGCAGCTTTAGCAGGTTCGTCGTATGCCTCATACAAGGCCCTACTAAAACTCTTTCTTACCTTTGTCATCTAGCCACTCTTTCAGTTCTGTATAGCCCCCTATGTGGGTACCTTTCGGGTTAAAGATTTGAGGAACAGTTGTATGCTAGACCTCTTGAGTAAGTACAACAGCCAGCCACTACTCTTAGACTGTACGTTGTATTCTGTATAAGGTAAACCACTACTCTTTAGCAGGGCTTTAGCTTGATCGCAGAAATTGCATTGGTCACGTGTGATTACCACCCACATGTTGTCTCCATTTAAGTTCATGCAAGAGCTTGT